CCGATTTGTCAATTTCGTAGGATAGGTAACTCAACAGGGGGAGTAAGCTATACTACTTGACAGGATTTAAGGGAATTCCCATGAAAAAAGCACCTAAACACATCATCAATTACATTCGTGAACCTGACACATGGGACGCGACTGCTTTTGAGACTCAGATTCGTAATGAAGTTGAAAGCTCAACTGGTGCTTTGACGGCCAGCGATGAAACGCTGGTGGGAATGTTGGTGATGACCATGCAAAGTTTGATTGATGCCGAGAAGATCATCCAGACGCAAGGCATGATCGAGCATTACAACTCTGGCCCTGCCACATCTCCGTACTACAAGATAAGAACCGAATGTCTCGACAAAGCAATCAAGATTCTGGCCGAGCTTGCGCTTGTGGCCCGTGGTCGCCCCAAGAAGACATCAACACCCACTGCCATAGATGAGCTATTCAACACTGCTTGAGCCTGCGTTTAAGTACGCCACTGCCGTAGTTCGCGGCGACCAACTCGCTTGCGAGGATGTCAAGATTGCTTGCCAGCGATTCTTGGACATGGTTGAGCGCAAGGATGCGCCCTACGAATTCGTCCCGGCCAAGGCTGAACACATCCTCAAGTTCGCCAAGTTCTGCCGCCACGTCAAAGGGCCAGATGCAGGCAAGTCGATTGAGCTTGAGGGATTTCAGGTTCTATTCCTCGCGGCCGTATATGGATTCCGCAATAAATCAGATCACAGCAACCGATGGGTGACGGACGTTATCCTGTTTGTGCCACGAAAGTCTGGAAAGACCACGCTTGCGTCCATCATTGCCCTGTATGAATTGCTGTTTGGCGAGGCTGGCCCCGAAGTGTTCACGCTGGCGACCAACCGTGAGCAGGCATCAATTTGCTTCGATTCGTCCAAGGCCATCATGGAAAGCATGGCTCCTGAATTGCAAAGCCGATTCATTCCGTTCCGAAGTGAGCTGAAAAAGGCTGGCGATTCCACATCTACCTACCGCGCCCTGTCCCGCGAGAACCGTAAAACTGGTGACGGTAAAAACCCGTCATGTGCCATGATCGACGAGGCCGCGCAGATCACTGAGCGTGGTTCCATCGAGGTCTTGCACTCAGGTATGGCTGCGCGTAAGAATCCTTTGAGGATGTATCTGACAACGGCCAGCTTCACCAAAGAGACAAAGTTCTACGAGGACTTGAATCACTTTCGTGCTGTGCTGCGTGGCGCTGCGGAAGATTCGTTCCGTTGGTTTGGCCTGCTGTACTCCGTAGACCCCGGCGACGAATGGTCTGACCCTTCTGTATGGGGCAAAGCCAACCCAATGTTGGGTGTGTCGGTGACGACTGAGGCGATTCAGCACATGGCCGACGAAGCCAAGAGCAAGCCTGCATCCCTCAACGAATTCTTGTGCAAGCAGCTCAACATTTACGTCAGCTCAAACGCTGCGTGGGTTGACCGCCGATATTGGGATGAATCTGTGGCTCCGTTGCCCACTGACAAGCCAGAGGCCACGTTCATCGGATTCGACTTGGCCCACAGCCGAGATTTGAATGCCGTGGTGACGCTTCACCGATATGCCGAGGAAGACCTGTACGCCAAATTCAAGTTCTTCTTGCCCGAGGAGTCGATTGAGCTGATTCCAAACCATTACAAGTCAATTTTCAGTCAGGCTGTGGCATCTGGCATATTGCACCTGACACCGGGCAACGTGACCGATCTAAACGAGATTGAGTCCTATATTCGACAAGAGGCAGAGCTGTATGAAGTCAAGGAAATTGGTTACGACCCTTATAACGCTGCTGCTTTGGTGGCCAACTTGTTCTCCTATGGCCTTCCAGTCAAAAAGGTTGGACAAGGTATGGCCGTCCTTTCAAACCCGTCGAAAACGGCAGAACAGCTTATCCTCAAAAAAGCCATCAAGCATGACGGAAATCCGTTTGTGGGATGGCAGTTGGGCAACTGTGAGGTCTACACGGACGTAAACGGTAACGTAAAAGTGAGAAAAAACGAAGCCGACCCATCTGCCAAAGTGGACGGAATCATCGCAATGATTATGGCTTTGCATTGCCATCTAGACAATGTTTTCGTTTCAGACTCTTATGGACTTCGATTATTTTGAGTGATAACATCACGGAAACTAGGAGCTGATATGGCTATTTTCGATTTTCTTAAACGCAAACCAACGCAAGCCAACGAAAGCAACACGCTTTTTGGTCAAACGGCTCTTGGCAACAACATCATCTACTCGGGCAGCAATACGCGCCCCACGGTAAATACTCAAGTCCTTTATGTGACAACATCCAGCACGAATACTGCTGGTCGTCCAATCGACATGAGTCTGTTGACGCGCAACAGCACCGTCATGGCTTGTGTTGGCGTTAAAGCTCGCGCACTTGCACAGCTCCCCATTAAAATCATGTCTCAGCAAGATGATGGAGTCTTTCTAGATGCCGTCAGCGACAAATCAGTTGGTGCGCGTGACAAGAATAAAGCCAAGCAAGTTTCTCGCCTGCTAAATAGCCCAAACAATTTCCAATCGAAATATGAGTTCTGGTATCAGTGGCTCATGTGGTACGAATTGTCTGGCGAAGCCTTTACCTTATGGTGGAGAGAAGACCAGAAGAATCCTTCACAGACTCCGATTGAAATGTATGTGTTGGACTCGACGCTGATTGCCGTCACGATCAATCCTGCTCGTTACCCTTCGTACCGTTTGTCCACGCCTTCATACGGTTTCAGCAAAGATGAGCCTCTGGCCGCGCATCAAGTGATGCACATTAAAGAGGCAGCATGGCAAGGTTCTGCCGGTTTCAACAAAGGCATCTTGGCTGCTGAGTTGGTGACGCTCGATCAAGACATCGACGTTTATGCCAACTTCATCATGCTCAATGGCGCGAAGCCAACGGGTATGTTCACGACCGAGCAAGTCATCCCTGATGGCAAGTACAAAGAATTGGCTGCGCGTCTGAAAGAGGCTTGGTCAAACATGACTGGTAGCCAGCGCACTGACGAGTCAAAGCCCGGCCAAGGTATGTTGCTCGATCAGGGCATGAAGTACACGCCAATCAACATCCTGACACTGCAAGATACTCAAGCGCATGATTTGAAGATTCAAACCATGAAGCGTATCTGTGGTTTGTTCGGTGTGCCTCCTGCAATGGTTGGCATTGCAGATCAGAAGTACAACAACACGCAAACATTGTTGGATGAGTTCTATAAGGGAACGATGTATCCAACAGTTGTGAACATCCAAGAGAAATTGAAGCAGCAATTGCTCAATGGCTATCCATCTCTTTCGATTGAGTTTGACACATCGGACTTCTTGAAGGGCGCTCCGCTTGACCAGATGAACTATGTGAAAGCTGCTGTTGATTCTGGCATCTTGACTCCCAATGAAGCGCGTGAATACTTGGGCAAAGCCAAGATTGATGGCGGCGATGAATTGAAGCAAGACACAAAAGCAACCGACCCAATTGCAGGTTCAAGCCCACAAGACACTGGCGGTGGTGGTGGTAATCAACGGAATAAAGCAAACATCGGCAAATAAATGTCGTTGATTTTTAAGATTATGGTAGCATCGTTGGTAGCAAATAGACCAACGGTTCCGCCGCCTCCAAAGCGCGGCAGGCCACCAAAAATAATACACGACATTGATTTATCCAAAGTCGATGAGGTAATCCATGACGCAAAACTTGATGATGGTGTGCGAGGCCAAGCTGGTACTCGAAAAGGCAGACAACGCAGAGCCAACAGGCAATATTGAAGCCGTTGTCACAACTTGGGGGCCACGCGAAGGCGCTGATGGCCGCAAGTTCAACTATCAACCCGAAGCATTCATGCAATGGGCAGAGGCATTCAGCAAAGCTGGTCGTCCTCTCCCAATGTTCGTGAACCACGATGCTGACTCTATCCCTGTGGGCGAGTGGACATCGTTTGAGTTTGACGACAAAGGCATGACGGCTTGTGGTCGCTTGTATGTGAACACCACACAAGGCTCTGACTTGTATCAAGTGATGAGCGAGTCGCCAAATATGTTTGGTGGCGTTTCTGTTGGCGCATACGCAGAAGAATATCAGTGGACTAAAGAAGACGGCACTCCAATGACCGTTGGTTCTGACAATCCATACGAAGATGGCTACTTCCAGATCACCAAGGGCGGTCTGCGTGAAGTGTCTGTCGTGATGTACCCAAACAATCCAATGGCAGAAGTGCAAAAGCTGGAATATTTCCGCGCTGATGGCACTGCTGACCTGAAAGTTTTGGAACAAGCACTGCGGGATGCAGGGCTAATCCGAAAAGATGCGGTTGCTGCTGCATCTGTCTTCAAGAAGGTTATCGAAATGCGTGATGCACAAGATGACCAGACTGAAAATGCAACTCAGCAGAGTGATTCTGATGTGGAAGCAACCAAAGAAGCGGAAATTCTCGCTGCTCTTGAGCAACGCGAACTCCTCAAACTCCTCGACAAACGCCTGAAAGGTTAATCATGTCTCAAGTCATCCTTGAAAAATTGGACGCTATCGAAACTAAACAAGTCGAAGCCATCCAAGCTGTTGAAGCAAAAATCCCCGCTGCTGTTGAAGCTGTCAAAGCTGAATTCAGCGAAATGGTTGCATCTTTGGAAGCCAAAGTTGCCGCTATCCCTGCCCCCGCGATCATCAAGCCTTTGGCTAAGACTACTCGTCAAGACGTAAACCGTCATGTGCGCGAGCAGTTGTCTGCCTTCTATAAAGGTGGCCGCAACGTCGAAAAAGAACTGCAAGTGTTTGCTGATGAAGCTCAACACGCTGCATACTTGGCCGAAGCCTCAGCATTGACTGGTGGCGGTGATGGCAAAGGTGGTCGTACTGCGTATGACCCTGTGTTCGTCGCTCTGCGTTTGAACAACCCATTGCGCGGTATCACTCGCACTGTTGCAACTGATGGTTCTAGCTATCAATTCCGTGTGAAGACCGGCAACGCTGGCGCTGCTTGGGGCTACGGCATCCAAAACAACGGTTCGGCAACAACTGAAAACACTTCAATCTGGCAACTCGTTTTGCAAGATTTGAACGTTCAGTTCCCAATCCGTACCGCTGCTCTGGACGACATCGACGGCTTGGAAGCAAACGTGGTTGACGATATGTTGGCTGAATTCGCTCAAGCAGAAGCTCTGGGCATGATTCAGAACAACGACCAAGGCTCTACCAGCTTGCCATACGGCGGCTCTAACGGTCTGCGCGGCTTGAACCAATATGCTGGTTCTGCTGGTTCTTACTCTGGTGGCCAAACTACTACTGCTGCTTTCGGTAGCTCTGGTACTGGTTCTACTAGCGGTTTGCATAGCTTGGCTACTTACGACCAGTTGACTTCAAACACCAACAGCGTGACTACCAACAACGTGACCTACAAAGACGTTATCAACTTCTTGTACGCTTTGCCACAACAATACTGGACACCAGATGCAAAGATCATGGTGAACCCATTTATGTTGGCTGCAATCCGTGGCTTGACAGACACCAACGGCACTCCTGTGTTCGAGCGTATGTCTCCATTGGAAAGCACTCCCGGCATCGTCGGTCGTTTGGCTGGCTTTGACGTTGTGGTTAACAAGTATTTGGACACTCCTAACCAGACTACTACTGGTTCTGCTGGTACAACCAACTTGTTCCCAATGTACTTCGCTGATTGGTCGCGTTTCCACACGACCGTTGACCGTCTGAACATGGTTATGCGCCGTTACGACCAGACATTGCCCGGCTACATCACCTTCTTCGGTGAGAAGCGTTTGGCAACATCTGTGCGTGACCCGTTTGCAGGTGTGCGTTATCGCTCAACTGCTACTGCAACCTGATAGTTGCCTTGGATGGGGAGTTCGCTCCCCATCTTTTTAACTTTCATTGGAATAACTATGACTATCACCGAAAAAATCCTGAACGGCATCAAGCAAGCAATTACCGAAGGTGGCTCTGTCACCATTGACCTGAAAGAAGCCTCGGCATTGACTGGCTCTGGCTCGGGTGTTGGTGGTAATGTTGTCTTTGATGACGCTTTTGCTGCTTTGCGCCAAGCAAACCCTTTGCGTCAAGGCTCTCGTCAAGTGCCTGTAATTGGCTCTGACTTCCAGCTCGTTGCCAAGACTGGTAACGCCGCTGATGCAACAAACCCTTGGGGTTATGAATTCACTCCCAACTCAGGCTCTCCTGATGTTGATACAACGATTTGGCAATTGCCAGTTCGTGTACTGGTTGCTCAACTTCCAGTTCGCTCCGCCGTTTTGTCGGATGTGAACGCTTTGGACACAGCAATCGTCGAAGATTTGGCCTTGGAATTTGCCCAATTAGAAGGTCAGTCGATGGTTCTGAACAATGACCAATCTGGCACAACAACCACTTCCACAGGTGGCGAGTTGGGTCTGCGCGGTTTGGACAGCTATCCATCTGCCTCCACAAGCGCATATGGCTCCAGCGGTACTGCAATCACCGATGGCTTGCACTCTATTGCCACCATCTCTATGGATGGCTCTCCTGTGACCTACAACGAGATCGTGGCAACAGCAAACGCTCTGCCTGCTCAGTATTGGTCTTTGGAAGGTACAGCTTGGCACATGAGTCCAGCAATGATCTTGGCTCTGCGTGAGTTGAAAGACAGCTCTGGTATGCCTCTATTCTTGGAAATCGGTGATGCTGACGGCGCTGCTGTTGGTCGCGTATTCGGCTGGCCTGTGATTCCAAACCCATACCTGTCTGCTGATTTCCCTGTCTACTTGGCAAACTGGAATCGCTTTTTGACAATCGGTGACACCGAGCAGATGAATGTTCAGATGTATGAACAAACTCAGCCCGGCTTCATCACTCTATACGCTGAAAAACGTATGGTATCGTCGGTGCGTGACCCGTTCGCGGGTGTTCGTATGAGCGCAGCCTAAGAGGTAAAAAATGTCCGTTGATTCCCAACTCGGTTATTTGAATTACGGTGCGCCCACGCGCAATCCGTTCAACTACGCAAAGACGGAGCAAATCAGTCGTGACATTTCGACCGCTTGGTTGACTCTGGATGAAATCACCAATCAGTTGAACTTGTTTGGTGACGAAAGCCAAGACACATACCTGTCTGGCCTTGAACTTGCTGTTCGGATGGCGATTGAGGATTTCCTTGGTCTGTCCATCTTCCCAACGTCATATCGTGTGTATTACAACGCTGCGAGCTTGTATGGCACTCCTTTGGCGTTGGACTTGCCAGAGGTTAGCCAGAACTCAGACCCCCTGCTGACGGGCGTTACCGTGGACGCTGTGCGGTATTGGAATGACAACAACCCACCTGAGTTAATCACGGTGGATGTTGGCCAGTATTACTACGACGAATCCGGCAACAAAGTTGTCATTGCGAATCTGCCAACGAACCTAAACACTTCGATGACTTCGCCTGTAATCTGTGACTACACAACAGCAGCAAACCCCTTGGCGGCTTACCCCGTAATCAAACAGGCTGGTTTGTTGTTGTTGACCCACCTTTACAACAACCGTAGTGACACTACCGGCCCAATCCAGCACAACATTCCTTGGGGTGTCCAGATGTTGCTGCGCCCTTACAAACCATTGGTGATGTAAATGGCAATTGCACGTTTTGAGCAGATCACGGTCAACAACCTGACTTTTGGCGAGAGTGACTTTGGCGAACAAAGCACCACTCAGACCAAGTGGTTCGACACCCGCGCTCGCGTGACTGATGTTGCGAACAGTCTCAAGATTTCAGATAAATACCGTCTGTATCAAGATTTGACCAACTTCACATTGAACTACACCCCGAACATCAAGCAAATCGTGGACGCTCAAAACTTGTTCTCGATTACTTGGCGTGGTGCAGACTGGCGTATAACTGATGTCCGAGAGGCCAATGACCGCATGACAGTGCTGTTGATGTGCTATCGAACAGACCCACAGACCTCGGTATGACGACACAGCTCAATCCAGTCCTATACGGCAAGGCAATCCAGTATCAACTGGCGAACATTGTCACGCCCATCCCTGTGTACGCTTCGTTCAACCGCAATTTTGCGACAGAGCCGAAGTTCCTCACATGGCAACTGCGTAATGTTCACCAGCCTGTCTACACTGGACAGCAGCAGAACAATAAGGGCATTGACCGCCCTGTTTTTCAAATCTCCATCTTCACTCAGAAGATTGAAGAAGGTTTCACTATTTCCAATCAGGTACTACAATCCCTACACGGTTATAGTGGTCAATTTGGTAGTCCGTCCGATGGGTTCTTCATTGCGAAGGCCGATGTGGTTTGGCTATACAACAGCTATGACAACGAGCAGAATTTGGCGCAAGTCTTCTTGGATTGCACAATAGATGTTCCAGCATAAGACAGTTACATCAACTCTTTTCAAAGGAAATCAAAATGGCTCTCATCAATAAAGTCTTACCCGGTTACGTTGCAACGATCTGGATGCAAGAAGGCGCTTCTCCCACTCCATTGACTGACGCTCAATTGGCCACATGGACAGGTCAAGTTGCTGACATCATCGGCACTGAGGCTGGTGGTACTGGCGGCGGCGGTTTGCTTATCCCCGTGGAAGCTGTGCCTGCATTCGGTTCTGACGATGCTGTGGCTGCTTACTCTGTGGCTGGCGCTCGCACTGGTGCAAAGATCACCACTCAAAACCAAGTGACTTCCCTGAACGTCACATCTGCATGGAACCCTGCTGACCCTGCTCAGTTGTTGATTCGTGAAGACGGTTACAACGGAACAACCATCCGTACCTATGTCATCGCTGTATATGACGGCACTGACACTGTTGCCTACGCTTTCAATGCTCGCATTGGCGGCTTGAAGTGGGATATGTCTCCTGCTGCCGAAGGCAAGTACCAGTTTGCTATCCACCCCGTTGGCGGCAACAGCTACGGTTGGTCTAACAACACTTAATACGAAACCACATGACAGTTACAGTAAAAGACAATAGCGACCTCCTGAACTTCTTAGTAACCCAAGCCGATTCTCGCAAGGATTGGTTTGGGTTTACTCAGCAACGTCTGACAGCGGTTGCTTTGGCGCATGATATTGCTCGCAATCACGCCGACAAATTAACTCCAGCTCAAGCGGTGCAATACGCACTTAGTTTGAACGAGGAGATTTATCACAAGATTATCAAAACCACACGATAGGATTCTTATGAGCAAGTTGTCTTCTGCCTTTGGCAAGAAGTACGAAAGCGCAGTCGCGCAGATTCGTACCAAAACATTTTCAATCGGCGGACATGAATTCAAAGTTCGTATTCCATTGACCGCCGAGATGAACGCAATGCAAGAGCGCATTGCAAAAGTCGATGAAGAAAAGGTAAAAGCTCGCTTTGAGTCCATGACGAAAGACCTTCGCACAAGCGAACGAGTTGGCGTTGACATTACCGAGAATGACGTAATCATCGACGGAAAATCTACCCTTGAATTAGCAAAAGCTGTTCTAATGATGGAACAGCGAGTGATTGAGTACATCCGACTTTTGATTCCTGTAAGCGGCACTCTTGATGACATCACATACGATGAGATTGAGGAAGAATGGCCGCTGTCAGTGCAGATGGAAATCATTGACAAGATCAATGATGCCATTCAGCCGGGATACAAGGACACTCGAAAAAACTCATAAGGGATAACCGTCAGCAGGCCCGAGCTTATGTTTGGGCGCATGGTGGTTGTCCCGACAACATACCAGCGAATGAGATGCAGAACATCGAGATCATGTTCAGTGACGGGTTAATCGGGAACAAGGCGGTTCTTCTCGCCTTGAGTACCTTGACGACTGGCAATCTTAATTCCAAGTTGAAGCAAGGTTCTACACCGTTCACGATCAATCACGTTCTGCCATCCGCGCATGATTACATTGTTCCTCCGCTTTCGGACGAACAGAAGGCCGCTGAGAACAGCAAGAAATTGATGTCCTTCTTGGCCTTGGCTCCCAATGTTCCATCAATCATTACGGAGGCTATTAAATGACCGTCGAAATCTTTAAGGCCGAAGGGTTTGAGGAGCTAAATGACCAGCTCATCCAGCTTGCCAATGGCTTCCGTGGCGACTTGGTGATGAGGAATACGGTGACAAAGGCTGTCAAATCAGCCTTGGAGCCTGTATTGGCAAGCGTTCAAGCTAGAGCGCCATACGATGAAAATAACACTGGCCCAATCCATTTGAGAGACACAGCAAGGTTGGATGCTCGCATCCCAACTGCGGCGGACAGGAAGTCTGAGTATGTTTCTCAGACCGATGCTGTTATTGGCGTTGTGTCTGTAAAAAAGAGTGCCGTTTCATTGTCTCAAGAGTTTGGCAACGCCAGAACATCGCCTCAACCTTACTTGCGAGTTTCTCTAGAAAGTAACCGCGACAATATCATCAACATACTAAAATCTGAACTGGCTACCAGCATTCCGGATTACGCCGCAAAGTTAGCCAAACGAAGGATTTGACATGGCAGCATCACAAAACATCGCTCGACTTGGTATTGTTCTAGGACTGGACTCTGCTGAACTCGTCACCAAAATTACCGAAGCTCAACAAAAGTTCGGTCAATTCAAGGCTCAGATCAAGCGCGATAGTGAAGATGCCGCCAAAGAAATTGTGCGTCTTGAGTACGCCACAAAGAACTACGGTAAGACTCTGACTGAGGTTGAGAAAATCAACCAACAGATCGAACTTGGCAAGTACAAAAACCAACCTGATGTAATCGTCAACGCGCTGAAAGCCAAAGCCGCAGCCTATGACAAAGTTGCACAAGCAGCCAAAGCCGCCTCCGAAGCTGAGATGATGAATGGCGGCAAGGGTCTGACAAACTTCCAGCGTCAGGCCATCATGTATCAGACGACTGATACTGTGACAAGTTTGATGGGTGGGCAGAATCCATTGATGGTTTTGATGCAGCAAGGCGGTCAGTTGAAAGACCAATTTGGCGGTCTTCGTCCAATGTTTGCTGGTCTTGCTGCTGCCATTACGCCGGTTGGCGTTGCTATTACTGGCGTTGCTGCTGCTGTTGGAGGTCTTGGATTGGCCTTCTACAAAGGCTATGAAGAACAAAAGCTATTCCAGAATGCTTTGACATTGACTGGCAACTATGCCGCAATGACAAAGTTGCGTTTTGATGAGACAGCAAAATCAATCAGCTCAAAGTTTGGAACTTCTCTTGGTGATGCAAAGGCTGGATTGCAAGAGCTTGTTGCAAGCGGACAATTTACTCAAACGTCTTTATCTGCCGTTGCAGAAGTTGTTTCTCGCATCTCCAAACTGACGGGCGAATCGTCAGATGTTGTTGCGAAGAATTTGATTCCATCGCTTGATGGAAGCGCCGCTTCTGCCAAAAAGCTGAATGACCAATATCACTTCTTGACTCTGACTCAATACAAGTACATTGAGCAGTTGAATCAACAAGGCCGTCAGCAAGAAGCTGTAAGGTACACCGCTGATTTGATGTCTCAAAACTTGGCCAAGCAGACTGAAAGCCTTGGCTATCTTGAAAAGATGTGGAAGTCTGTTACCAATACGATGTCTGAGTATTGGCAGACTGCGAAAGAACTTGGCAAAGATGATTTATCGAGCCAGATTCGACAAGCCGCCAAAGAAGCCGAAGCCTACACAAAGGCTTGGGGTTCTGGTGACATTCGCACAATTCAAAAGATGCAGGAGTATCTTGCTCTTGCGGAAAAGCTCAATAAGCAATCTGCCGATGCTGATGCAGCCTCAGTTCAAGCCGCCAAAGAGAAGGCAAAGATTGATGCGTATGAAGGCTCTGGTGGCGCTTCAAAGGACAGGCAATTAGCGGCCCAACGCGCCACAATGATTGCAGAGGCTAGATATGAAGCCGAATCCGTTGGTCTTGAGAAAACTGCACAGATCAGAAAGCGCGTTGAATTTGAAATTGCTAAAGCAGAAGCGGAACAAGCTCGTGCCAATGCTGACGAAAAATTCAGTCATTCATTAGAGCGTGAACGATTACTTGCAGAGCAGATCAAGCAGATCAAAGCCAAAGGCTTGATGGACGAGGAAAATCTCTATAAGGCATCAAGAGATAAATTCCGCGACTCTCAAAAAGCTGAACAAGATGCAATTGACAAAGAACGCGAGCGTCTTGAAATCTATAAAGCCAACGTCTTTACATCCAAAGAAGATTTGGACTTGGCTTTGAATCGTCTTGCTGTTCAGCAAAAACTTGCTGACATCGACAAGCAAAAAGACATGAAGCAATCCGACAAGGATGAAGCCAAGCAACGTGCTGAATGGCTTGGTAAAGAGCAAGAAGCTCTTATTAAGCAGGCTGAAACTTTAAAGATGTTGCAAGAGGTAAATCAGGCTGTTTATGCAAACATGACTACAGCTTTGCAAAACTTTGTTCAGACAGGAAAGTTGTCGTTTAAAGATTTTGCAACTGGCATCATCAATGAACTCATCAACATTCAGATTCGCGCAATGGCCGTCAAGATGACGACAGGTCTTGGTAATCTGTTTGGGTTTGCCGCTGCCGCATCTGGCTCTGGCGGTCAGGTGGCGATTGATGGTGAGATGTCTGGCATGACTGTCTCTCAATATTTTGGAGCAGGCAAGGCAAACGGTGGCCCCATCACTGGCGGCACTCCTTATCTTGTTGGCGAACAAGGCCCAGAAATATTCATTCCTCAAGGCTCTGGAACGATCATTCCAAACGGTCAAGTTGGCTCTATGCAACAGCAGGTAGGCCCAACCATTCAATACAATGGCCCATACATTGCCAGCATGAGCGCGATTGACACACAGTCTGCAACTCAATTCTTGGCTAAGAACAAGATGGCTGTGTGGTCAGCCAACCAGAGCGCAGGCCGTTCTGTTCCATCGTCGAGGTAATCATGGCTCTCACAGAAATCCTGAAAAACAGCGAGTCAGTTGGCATCAATGACCAACGATTCATTGGCCAATCAATCAGCCGGAACCAGAAGATCACAACATCTGAGGTGCTGACTGTTGTGCCATTCATCTTTGAGATGCGTCCAATGAACTATCTGCTCTATTCCAAGAGCAGGGCTTTGCTGAACAGCTTGCGTATTCCTGACAAAGCTCTGGAGCAATTCCTGAACTTCTCATCGACTGGTTGGGTGAACTACATCCAATATCAGGGCGACATGACTCAGCCTCAAATCGAGGCTTGCAGATGGCAAACATCCAGCGCCAACAAGACATTGGTGCTTGGCTCCTTGCCTTCAATCCCATCGACAAAATACATCGTCAAGGCTGGTGATTTCTGTCAGGTTGGACGCTACTCTTACATTGCCACGGCTGACGTTTTGCGCGGCTCTGGAACGACTGTGAACATTCCAGTCCATCGCTCTTTGCTCGCGCCTGTGACCGTGGCTACGGTGGCTGTGATTGGTGAATTTGGGAATACGGTTAGCCTTGGTGGGACTTCGTACACTGGCGTGACTTTCCCTGTGATTCTCAGGGAATACCCTACATACACATTGATTCCCATGACCAATGATTCATACATCCAGTGGTCAGGAATCTTTAAGGCAATGGAGTCCGTACTATGAACGTGATTGCTCCTGTTGATGGAACGACGAATATCCGTCATGCTGAGTTTGTTCGTGTGACAACGGCATCTGGTGTATATCGCTTTTCTACGGCTCCTTATGCTATTACGGTATCTGCGGTTGACTCGCAGCCTTTCAGTGGCCTGAGTCAGCTTGTGGCCATTGGAGATGCGACCCGAGACATCAAGAGTACAGCCAACGAAACCACTGTGACTCTGGTGGGTATTGATACCGCCCTGTTAGGTTGGGTGCTTGGCCAAAACATCAAAGGTTCCAAGATCGAGATGTGGCATGGGTTCTTCAATACTGATGACCAGTTACTTACCTCTGGTGGAACAGGTGGCCTCTATAAATTCTTCACTGGCAACGTGACCAGTTTCCAGATCAGCGAAACATGGGACGAAGACCATAAAACATACCTTGGTGTGATTACGGTCAGCGCCTCGTCAATTCAGCTCATTCTGCAAAACAGAACGGCTGGACGGTTTACCAACGACAATTCATGGCAATTCTTTAATCCCGGTGACACCAGCATGGCTCGCGTCCCGTATTTAGAATCCATCAACTATCCATTCGGTAAAGGCGCAAGCCCAAATAGCTGATGATTCGACTAGCCAACCCACACGACAACGACAAGATAAAAGAGCTTCTAGTTCACTTTCACAAGTCCTACCAGCACCCTTTATCCTCAGACATGAGTAAATGGTCAATGGAACACATTGACAAGGTTCTGGCTCAGATTTACGCAGGCAGAGGCTTTGTGCTTGTGGATGAGGATGTGACGGGGCTGCTTGTGGCGGTTAAATGTCCATGCCTATGGATTCCAGACGTTTTTACCCTTCAAGAAGCCATGTGGCATGGCCGGAATGACAGAGTGAAGGTCGAATTGTTGCGTGAGTATTTCAAAATTGCGAGACAATGGGTGGATGAAGAAAAGGTGTCTGATTTCTATTTCAGCACTTATGGGAACGCAGACTTTGAAAGACACCAGATGAAACGAATCAATACAACATGGGGCGTGAATCATGGCTGAAGCTATAGTTCCATTTTTTGCTGAATATGTTGGCGAAGGTGCGCTTGCAACAACTCTTGCTTATGCTACTGTAATCACTGCATCTGCAATTGTTAGTCAACAATTAAATAGCCAATCACTTGGCGGAACTTTTCCAAGTCAGCAAAACCCCGGCTCTCGCGCCCAAGTTCCTCCTGCTGGAAGCAACAAACTTCCTGTGGTGTATGGCTCCGCTTATGTTGGTGGCATCATTACTGACTTGAGCATTACAGAAGACAACCAAAATCTGTATTACGTCATTGCCTTGTCGGAAGTGACTAACACCGAATCAGGCGGAACCCCAGACACAATCACATTCGGAAATATTTATTGGGGTGGCAAGCTGTGTAACTTTGATGGCACAGATCACACTCGCGTTGTTTCTTTGCTCGATGAATCAACAGGAGTTATTGATACATCGGTTGATGGAAAGCTGTTTTTCTACACATACAACAATGGCTCAAACAGCGGCACAAACACATCTTTAAGTGCCATTCAGGTGATGCAGTCTTCGGGTCTGACATACCAATGGGATGGCGACAAGCTGATGAGCAATTGCGCTTTTGCAATTGTCAAGTTGGTTTACAGCCAGACTGCAAGTCTGACAGGACTTTCTCAGACTCGATTCCAATTGACAAATTCTCGCACAGACATTGGCGATTGTTTCCTTGACTACATGACATCGACTCGCTATGGCGCTGCGATTCCATTGGCTCAAATCAATACAGCAAGCCTGACTGCGTTAAATGCCTATGGCAATGAGGTCGTCACTTTCCATGAGTACAACGGCTCAACCGCAACTCAATCTCGATTCAAATTTGACGGTACGGTTGACACAACCCAGACCATCATGCAGAACTTGCAGATCATGTCTGCTTGCTGCGACTGTCTGTTGAAGTACAACGAAATCAAGAGCGAATGGGGCGTTGTCATTCAGAAGAATTCGACAGACGTTGTAATGGACATCAATGATTCCAACATGGTGTCTAGCATTAGCGTCACCCCGATGGATGTCAGCAACAGCTACAACATTGTTGAATGTAAATATCCAGATGGAACAGTCAAGGATTCATTCAACTCAGTCACATACGACTTGGCTCAGATTGACCCTTCATTGCTGTTCAACAATGAGCCTGTCAACAAACAGTCCATCAATTTGAACTTGGTAAACAATGATGTTCGCGTTCAACTCTTGGCAAACCGATTTCTGAAAGCTGCGCGAGAAGATTTGCAGATTCAGTGTCAGACAAATTATTCCGGCATTCAGCTTGAGGCTGGTGACGTTGTTACCGTGACCAATGCCAACTATGGTTGGACAGCAAAGCCATTCCGTGTGATTAAAGTCACAGAAATTTACGGCGGCGATGGCAACATCACGGCTCAGTTGAACCTGACTGAATACAACGCAACCGTTTACAGCGATGCCGATGTGACTCAGTTTGTTCCTGCTGACAATACAGGCATTGGCGACCCAACATTCTTTGGTGTTGTCTATGCTCCATCTGTTACTGCTACAGCGCCTTTTGCAAACGTACCTTACTTCGGTGTTCAGGTAACTTGCAGCTCAAACGGCATTACGCAGTATGCGGAAGTTTGGTATAGCGCATACTCAAACCCAACAAGCTCTCAGTTGTTCTTTGCTGGCACAACGGACGTGAACCCCGCTGGAAACCCATATACGCCCGGCGCGGTGATGGGCGTTGTGAATCTTTACAACATTCCAAACGGAACTTGGTACTTTTTTGTTCGCATGGTCAACAACCTTGCATCAAGCATTTATTCTCCAGCGTCATCTTCGTTCAATTGGAAGCCAACAACATTCCAATACACGAATCGTTATCTGGCAATTGCTTATGCAGACAACGCAGATGGAACAAGCGGATTCAGCTACAGTCCTCGCGGAAAAGCCTACTACGGACTGTTTAACAACACAACCGCAAACGGCGGAACGAATCCTGCTTTATACACTTGGTATCAAGCAACAACATCGTTTGGCTCTGCAAATTATTTGCTCTACACGAACCGACAGAACCGAAAGTTCAGCTTTAACGTAGGCAATGCTGGCTACCTGAATTTGGGCGGCGCATTCGTGCCAAGTGACACTTCGGTGTATGACTCAACTCAATGGTCTGCATTGCTAGACCCAATTGGAACAAATCAAAGTTTCATTGACTTGGACGTTCGTACTGGTCAACTCACAATTGCTGGCGCAACTGGCAACAACGTGAACGATGGATTCTTGGCTGTTACCAACAATACTGACGGTTCAATGAAGGTCAACTTGCATGACTTCTTGAACTTTGGTGCTGGCGTCTATACCAAGTCTTTCAATGCTGCAACTTTGACTGTTGACGTTTACGGCCGTGTGGTTGGATTCTCTGAGGCTGACAACTTCTATTACACAGAAGATGTGTTCAATGCCACGGCTGGTCAAACCAGTTTCAGCATCACACACACTGTCGGTTGGGTTTTAGTATTCCGTAATGGCGAGTTGCTTGACCCATCTGAGTACACGGAAACAAGTTCTACTGTTGTGATGAACATTGCCTGTGTGGTGAACGAGAAAATCGTCATCATTTATATGCGCGGCAACAGCACCAGCGAATACTATGAGCCATTAAATATCACGATTGCCTCAAACGGCTCAAACACCGTGACGTATGCTGGATTGCCTTGGAACCAAATTGCGGCTGGCGACAAGATCACGTTTGCAAACACAGGTTCTCCAACGCAATACACAGTTGCCTCTGTCAACCAGACAACAAAAGTCATTACGTTCACAACGTCAATCTCTGGCGCAACTGCTGGATTGACTTTGTATCGTTATCGCGCCGCTGGCTCCGACTACGCTCCGTTTACTCGATACGATCAAGATGTGACTGCAATCACCAGTTTCTTGCCGACCACTTATCAAGTAAGAAATGGATTTGAATTCATCTTTGTAAACGGTGTGCAAATCAGTGAGATTGATTACAACGTCAATCCGACAACAAATGCAATTGATGGATTTCCAGCGCCTTTGACTGGTCGTTTGACAATCATTCAGTTCACTCCAAACAACCTTGCCGTTCCAGCCAGTAACATTGCAAACAACCCTGCATATTCTGTTTCTGGTCAATCAACTTATCCATTCAACAGCAACCCGCTGTCGATGGAGGTATATGCCAATGGTTGTTTGTTGACTAAGACGTATGATTACAACGCCTATGCTGCAAGTTGGGTGCTGACTACGCCTTTCAGCAACAATATCACCTTGCTCAATCAGCAAACTTTTGCGAGAATAGGCGCTGCCTAAAGGAAAACTATGACTCAGGCTTTTAACCTTTCACAACTAGCCAACAACCTTAATTCGTCTGGTCAACTTGATGCGACCGATGGATTAGTAAACGCTGTTCCAGTTGCCAATGGCGGTACAGGAGCAAGCACTGCTTCTGCGGCCCGTGGAAACCTTGGTGTTCCTGCTGATGATGGAACTGGCGCAACTGGAACTTGGCCTATCAACATATCAGGCAATGCCGCAACCGCCTCTGCTGCCACCTCATTCACAACAACCAATTTTTCAATCGAACAATCTGGCTCAAATCTTGTCATTAAATACAATGGCGCAGTTGTTGCACAAATCACATCCACTGGTGTTATCACCTCAATGCCGTAAGGAGAAATAAATGGCTTCAAGTCTTAATGGAACAGGTATCACATTTAGTGATGCAACCACACTTTCAACTCAACCCGTAACGTCTTTCATCGGGCAAACAGGAGCAGTTAATCCAACAACTCTTGGTAACTTGGGTTCAATCGTTGCGGGTATTTACCTTGTTAACACACCAACTGCAAGCGGGCAAAACGGTATTAATAGTTACGCACAAGGAACAACTATCGCAGGTAGTAGCATCGGTTACAACTTTTCGATTTCATGCACCAGTTCTTTTGGCGGTTCATTTTCCTCAGGAACGCTTCGAGGCACTACGTCAGGATATATTGGGCGATCACACATTAATGGTAGTGAAACATCTTTTGCCTTCCCCGGAAGCGGCTCCGCTGTAGGGACTAGCTCGGCAATGTATATTTACGTTGGTAATGCCGCAGGGTACACTGGTTCTAACGGATCAATCTCTTATTCCACTTTAAGTGGTTCATGGCAATCACTTTCTCCGTTTAACGTCACGATGTTCCCATCTATTTGTGGTTCTTCACCAAATGGGGTTTGGAATATTGTTTATTGGCAACGATACGCGTAATTAAATTTAAGGAAAAACATGGAAACACCTTTCAACAAAGAAGAATTGCTCAATGCTGTTCAGTCTTTTGCGCCTGATTTTTACGTTGCAGTGCGGAACCCAGTATGGGCAAATGCGGCGAACACTGTGATTGCGTGTGAAGTCAACTTTAAACACGTTGGCTTTGAAGAATGGACACCTTTCTGCGCAGACCCAAACGACTTTATGCCTTATTCGAAACAAATTTTTGATGAGTGCGTAGCAGGTCAATGGGGCGCTGTTGCCGCCTATGTTGAACCTATTAACACATATCAAGAAGCCGCTGAAAATCAACCGATTGTTCAAGGTGCTCAAACCTTATGACGATTCGCGTAGAGGCGAAGCACACCGTCACTTATGACGGTGCGTCTTTATATGTTTTTCATCCAAACAAAGGTGAAGGGTTGCCTCGTCATCAACACGCTTATTCCCATTTAACAATGGTTCATGCCGGTTCAGTTTTAGTCACCAAAGAAGGCAAGTCCCTCACAATGACCAAAGACACTAAACCAGTAAACCTTGTGGCAAATGAATGGCACGAGCTTGAAGCCTTGGAAGATGGAACTGTGTTTGTGAATGTGTTTGCAGAAGGCAAGTATTGAGGCAATTTTGGTTCTCTGAGACAATACAAGAATCGTAGCCCTGTGAGTGCATAGGGAGCGTCACAACCTGAGATCAGGGAATCGGAAATGGCAATCTTTAATCAAAATACCCTTACGCAAGTAAGCGGCTTCGACAACCCAATCATTGCTGGTGAACTCGTTTGGGAACAGCAAACATATTGGAACTTGGCAATCAAAGCCTCTGACAATGTGACTCCCCTCGACTTGACTGGCGCAACGATTGACGCGCAAATAATTCGTCGAGCAATTTCAAACATTCAAGACACGCGCAACGGTTTGTCGTTTGACATTGCCAATTATTCTCCGACACCATCACCAGTCTCATTGACAATCACCAATCGTTCCAATGCCGCTGGCCTGTTCACATTAGTGATTGATGACTCGGCATGGGGTTTGATTGATTCAGACCCAGAGTTGGACATCAATGCACAAGACTGCGTAGGCTTTTCTGGTCGCATCAAAATCAGTTTCCCTACCGCTGGCTCCAATCCAGCTAATGACTACATTATCTTCTTGCTTTTCTTGGTTCGCTCTGACGGCATCGTTGTGGAGTAAGAATCATGGCAGATATTTCAGTCAAGGTTGTTAATCAAAACAATGTCGAGATTGTTGTTCAGCCGCCAGCGCGTCAGAACATCAATATCACTACTCCGCCAAACAACACGATCAAAGTTGACCGTGGTTTGTATGGTGCAAGCGGCTTCTCCGGCTATTCTGGGTACAGCGGTTACAGCGGCGTAGGCGCATCTGGCTCGTCTGGCATAAGTGGCTATTCAGGCTTTTCCGGATATTCGGGTATTTCTGGGTTCAGCGGATTCTCTGGAATTTCTGGCTGGAGTGGCGCATCGGGCTTTTCAGGCATCTCCGGCTACTCAGGCTACTCTGGTATCAGCGGGTTCTCTGGAACGTCTGGATGGTCGGGTATCAGCGGCGCAAGCGGCTTCTCTGGTATCTCTGGTTGGTCTGGTATCAGTGGCGCTTCTGGCTGGTCTGGTATCAGCGGATTTTCGGGTATTAGCGGATATTCAGGAGCGTCAGGCATTTCTGGATTCAGCGGAATTTCAGGGTGGTCTGGCGAGTCTGGTTTCTCTGGCATCTCCGGTTTTAGCGGTTACTCAGGCATCTCTGGCTTCTCAGGCATCTCTGGGTACTCTGGAATTTCTGGATATTCTGGTTTCTCGGGCATTTCTGGCTTTTCTGGTATCAGTGGTTACTCGGGATATTCAGGCATCTCGGGTTTTAGTGGAACCTCTGGATGGTCTGGCATCTCTGGTTTTTCCGGCATCTCCGGTTTCAGCGGTTACTCGGGCATCTCTGGTTTTTCAGGTATCTCCGGTTACTCTGGAATCTCTGGCTACTCCGGCTTCTCCGGCATCTCGGGTTTCTCTGGCTCCGGTGTAAGCGGGTGGTCTGGGTATTCCGGTATCAGTGGCTTCTCTGGCATTTCTGGGTTCAGTGGCTACAGCGGCATCTCTGGTTTCTCAGGAATCTCAGGATTCAGCGGAACATCCGGCTTCTCTGGCTTTAGCGGTCAGAACGGCGGCGGTGGCGCTCAAGGCTTTTATGGCGCTTTCCAAGATGCGACCAATCAGACTTTGCCAAACACGACAACGGCGCAACCAATCAACATTGGCATCACCGATGAAGCCAATGGTGTAAGCATTGTTGGCGGCAATCAAATCACGTTTGCCAATGCTGGAACATACAGCGTCACTTGGACTGCTCAGTTAATCAACACCGACACTCAGATTCACGATGCTCAAGTTTGGCTGCGTAAAAATGGAACTGACGTTGTAGATTCAAACAGCACATTCAGCGTTCCAAACAAACATGGCGGCACAAACGGCGCTTTGGTTCCAAGTGTCAACTATGTTTTGACCCTTGCGGCTGGTGACTATTTGCAGTTGTACTGGGCCGCTGACAGCACTCAAGTGCAAATGGACACATTGGCAGCGGGTACATCACCAGTCAGTCCACGCAGTCCTTCCGTCATTGTGACCGCAACTCAGGTGATGTATACCCAATCAGGCTACAGTGGTTTCTCTGGTGCTTCTGGATTCAGCGGAATCTCTGGTTTCAGTGGAATCTCTGGATACTCTGGCTTCTCAGGTATCAGTGGCTACTCTGGTGTAACAGGTTCAAACGGCGCAAGTGGCTTCTCTGGATATTCTGGAATTTCTGGTTGGTCTGGCATCTCTGGATTCAGTGGATATTCAGGCACAAACGGGGCAACTGGAGCCAGCGGTTTCTCTGGTTACTCGGGGGCTACAGGCGCAACTGGTGCATCTGGCTTCTCTGGATACTCTGGCACAAACGGAACAAACGGCACAAGCGGCTTCTCTGGTTATTCTGGAGCTACAGGAGCAACTGGAGCATCTGGTTTCAGCGGCTATTCTGGTGCAACAGGTGCAACTGGAACGTCAGGTTTCAGTGGCTATTCGGGAGCAACAGGCGCAACAGGAACATCCGGTTTCAGTGGTTATAGCGGAGCCAATGGCTCAACTGGAACTAGCGGATATTCAGGCTATTCTGGATATTCTGGAGCCGCTGGCGGAGCTGGCCCATCAACTGCAATCAACGCAACGGCAAGTACCGCAGCAACAACTCAATACATTGTTGGTGTTGCCGCATCTGGCTCAAACCAAACTCCAATTGTTTCGACAACAAGCCCTGTTTCATTCCTGCCGTCAACAGGAGCATTGACAGCCGTAACGGTGACTGGCTCATCTGATGACCGATTGAAAAAGAATTGGACAGAGCTGCCTGACGGATTGTTGGAGCGAGTCGTTCAAGTCAAGCGCGGTATCTATGAGCGCGTGGACGTTGAAGGCAAGCACGTTGGTGTATCTGCTCAGTCAATGCTTTTAGCCTTGGCAGAGGCAGTGCTTGAAAACGAGAACGGCTTTTTGTCGGTAAACTATGGGCCAGCGGCTCTTGTGATTGCCATTGAGTTGGCAGAGCGAGTGCTTGAGCTGGAGAAGAAACTGGAATAAGACATGACACAAAACAAGACACTATACGGACTCGACATCAACACGCAATGGGAAAAAATCCTTGAGATTCATGCCCTAAAGCTCGCCAAAGAACATCACCCCGATTGGTATCGTTGGAGATTGACCAACAACTATGAAAGGGCGGTGTTCTTAAAGGGCGACCCTGTTCATGCGCGTGAGACAACTCGATACCTTTGGGCCAATCATCATCTGTTGGGCGAGCGAGTTTTAGAGGTTGGTTGCTCGACAGGATACGGAAGTCAATTCCTGCCAAACTCCATTGAGTATTTTGGTCTGGATTACGACCCAATCATCATTGATGTTGCCCACGAACAGGGATGGGGCTTAAACCGATTCTTTAAATGTCTTGACATTAACCATCACAACATAAGCAATCAAGACACCATCATTGCTTTTGAGGTAATCGAGCATTTACACAATGGTCTTGAAGTCGTCGAGAAACTCAAGAAAAATTGCCATCGTCTTCTGATTAGCGTCCCTCACAACGAACCTGTTGGTTTTTGGGGTGAGCATCACAAACTACACGGGCTGACTGAGCAGAACTTTCCCGGCGCACAGTTCGCATACGTTTCTGAGCATGGCTATCTGACTGAGCAGATGATTCCTGTCAGTGATGCAAACAAGTTCAATCTGATGCTGTGCAGGTTTGACCAATGAGCAAGATTCTTTGTTCGGTAGCGACCCGTGGCCGCTACTTCACCACTCTGCCGTTGGTGATTCAAGCAATTCTGAATCAGTCCAGACTGCCTGACAAACTCATCATCTTTGATGACAACGACGAGCCGCAAGATATGCGGAACGAGCCGCTGTATCAAAACCTGTTCTACGTCATGCACTGCAAGGGCTTAGATTGGGAATGGGTCTACGCCCCCAAGAAAGGTCAGCACCACATTCACCAAATGGCAAACACATGGGGGTTTGATTGGGTGTGGCGCGTTGATGATGATGCAATCCCAGAACCAAATGTTCTAGATACGCTTTCCGCATACGCCCTTGGAAATGTTGGAGCTGTTGGCGGTACGGTTATGAACCCGCCTCACAAGCCAGAATGTCTTGGTTCATCTGGGCTGATTAAAAATATTTACTCAGAGCCAAATATTCAATGGGGCTTGATTGATGAAGTAAAAATGGTTGAGCATTTATATTGCTCATTTCTGTATCGTGCTGGCGTACATGACTTCAATCTTGGCTTATCGCGTGTGGCTCATCGAGAGGAAACGCTTTTTACCTATGGTTTGCACAAAAAAGGCTACGATTTGTTTGTTGTGCCTGATGCTATGACATGGCATCTCAAAAGCCCCACGGGTGGAATCCGTAGTGAAGTTGGCCAAGAAATGTATGAGCATGACGAGCGCATCTTCCGCAACTTTGTGGAACACAAAGACAAGACCATTGTTGTGTTGAACTGCGGGTTAGGCGATCACATTGTGTTTTCTAAGATTCTGCCTAAGATCAAAAACCCTATAGTATTTACTTGCTATCCAGAGGTTGTGCCGGGCCGATCTATTGCCGAAGCTCAGTCGCTATTTGGTGACATCGACCAGTGGAACATCTACAAGAAGATGGACGCATGGAAATGGACTGAGAGCATTGAGAAGGCGTTTGAAAGGATGTACCTGTGATTCTGATTTCACCGTACTCCAAAAAGCTGACCAACGGCAAGGAAAACCCAAAGAATTATCCGTATTGGAAAGAGCTTTTGTCCATGATTGATGAGCCTGTAATACAGGTCGGAATCACTGGTGAAACGCAAATTTGCACAGATTTTCGTCAAAATTTATCATTAGACGACCTAAAAATGCTGCTTCAAGCCTGCCGAACATGGATTGGCTGCGATAGCTTCTTTCAGCATTTGGCATGGTCTGAGGGCAAACCGGGGATTGTCTTGTGGGGGATTTCAGACCCGTTGATCTATGGCCATCCAGAGAACGTGAACCTTTTAAAAGGCCGCGAATATCTGGCTCCCAATCAGTTTCTTTGGTGGGAAGCCTATGAATTTGACGCTGATAGATTTGTAAAGCCAGATGTTGTTTTAAAGCACCTTTGATATACTTTGCCCAACATTTTCGGGGTAAAGCATGGCAGCAGATCATTCAACAGAAACGGTGACAGCAGTGGTGGCAAAGGTAGCGCCTCCAGCAACGGTATCTCTAGCAACCGTTGCCGGTGTTCAGGTAAGTGAGCTGGTTCTTTGGGCAACTTTGATTTACACCGTTCTGATGATTGGCCACAAAACTTGGCAGATCATTAAAGAAATAAAAGACGAGTGATGTGCTTGACCCAATCTCTATCGGGTTAGCTATTAAAGCAATGCAGGGTGCTTTCAGCGGCATCCAATACTGTTGCGAAGCCTTGTCAGACGGCAAGGTACAGGTACAAAAAATAAAGAAAGCAGCGGAAGATGCCCAAGCCATCGTAAAAGAGGTCAAGGGCATTTGGAGCATTGTTCGTGGGCTATTTGGGAAACCCGCGCCAAAGGTTGAGCAGCCAGCAGTCACAACAAGCTCACCTAGTGAGCCTGTCAAACCCAAGCCCAAGGAAGTGTTCATCAAGCACATTCCAACCGAGGCTGAAATCGTCCAGCAGTTTGTGACGCACATTGGTGACTTTTACCACCATCACCGCGAACTGTCGGAGCTATACGACACGAAATCTGAGGAGGTCTACGCTATGGATAGGCCAGACCCTCGGGACATCCTGATTTTGTCTCAGATCAGGCATGAGCTTGACGGTGCGTATATGAAGCTCAGTGGCATGATGCGCGGCGCTCATGTTCCGCCCCAACTTGGGCCATTGTGGGACAACTTTAATGCAATATACGAAAATGCTAAAGAGAAGCAAGCGGCTCGTCGTGAGCGCGAACGTATCAGAAAGCAGCAAGATTCATGGCTACGCGAGGAGGAGCATCTGGAAAGGGTAGAACTAGCAATGGCAGTATTCCTTACGTTGCTGTTCGTTCTGGAGCTGTGGGCCGTATGGATAAACTCATTTACAGATTGATTGTTGGATTGGCCTGCCTGATATTGGCAATTGTGCTGATCGTGACACCCATTTTGACCAAGATGTTCATTGAAATGGACAGGCGCGACAAACGCATGGCCGAATTGGAAAAGCAGTTACAGAAAAAGATAGAACAGTTTGAACAACCCGAACTACCGAAAGGCGAATGATGCTATCTTTATTCTCAACACTTGGCGGCCTGCTGCTGTCCATGTTCCCAAAACTGATTGACCTGTTTCAAAACCGAAACGATCAAAAGCACGAAGCTGAACTGGCTCGTATCCAGACTGAGCGCGAGTTGCAATTGGCTGCGGCTGGCTTTGCTGCTCAAGCTAAAGTCGAGGAACTGCGTACCGATCAAGTCTCTATTCAGGCCGATGCCGCCATGACTCAGGCAGCTTATTTGCATGAGGCAAAGGTACTGGAGAAGGCTGCGCCGTGGGTATCGACCTTTGTTGGCACTGTGCGCCCCATCGTGACCTACCTATTCGTTTTAGAACTTCTGTTCATCAACTGCGGCCTTGGTTACTATGTGTGGACGCACCCAGAGATGATTAAGAGCGTTGACGATCTCATCCGTATTGGCAATGAGATTTTCAGCGACGATGAGATGGCCATGTTGGGCGGCATCATTGGTTACTGGTTCGGTTCTCGCGGGAACTCCAAGAAATGATTACCAGCGACAAAGGTGTTGAGCTGATGCACAAGTTTGAGGGCTATCGTGACAAGCCCTACCAGTGCAGCGCCTCGATGTGGACGATTGGGTGGGGCCATGTGATCTACCAAGATCAGATCAAATACCCCATTGTTCGCAAAGAAGGTTACACAGGGATGCTCAGACCCGAGTACCCCTTAAAACCAGAAGACAACAGAGTATGGAGCAAAGATGAACTCAAAGAGATATTCCGAAAAGACATCCGATCTTTTGAATCTGGTGTTCTTAGACTTGCTCCCAATCTGGCTGGTCGTCAGGGTGCTTTCGACGCTTGCGTTGCATTTTCCTTCAATGTCGGATTGGGGAATTTTCAACGGTCTACTATTCGGATGAAGATTGGTAGAGAGGAGTGGGAGGCCGCCGCCGAAGCGTTTATGAGTTGGACAAAGGCTGGCGGGAAAGAGCTGCGTGGCCTTGTGCTTCGTCGCACTGCCGAGCGCCAGCTTTTTGAGACTTCTATCGAGAAAGAAACTTGAGCGCGAAGATAAACGAAATCAAAAAGCAGACGACGATTACGAACATGAAACAGATTAAGTTAATGACGTTTTCCAATTGAATGCTCCTTTGCTTCGCCTAATGTCTCAAAATATTGATCGCAGACCTTGCAATGCCACAGGACTTGTCTTGTGACTTTTGCAAGGTTCTGATCTCTACCCTGATAGCCTGTTATCACCCTTGAATCGCCCCGTAGTGACATCACGCGCTCTAGGTTTTTTGGCGTTTTTGATGGATTGGATTTGTTCACGGGTTTCGGCAAAGTAATCTAGTTCTGGACTAAATTTTATCTTTGCTCCCCTTTTCCTCCAACCCGAGGCTTTCTTCTCCAGTTTGACCTCCGGATTCGGCCACGGTGCGTTCGGTGCTAGGACTGTTTTCATTTTTCTTTCCAAAGATTGCCTCAAATTGTTTTGCAAATGTGTCATGGCCAACACTGAATGGGCGCGGTGCGCTGCCTTTTCCTCCGTCACTCATTTTTTCACCTTTGGCATTCCTGCCTTTGAATAAACATGGAATTCAGTCACCTCGATTGAGGGCTGTCGTGATCGAGCCAATGATCCTGATCGTTGGCCGTTGGCTTTTTGTTCGGCCTCTTTCCGTATTGTTGACAGAAATTGAGGCATATACGTCTGAACGTATGCGGGATGAAATGCGTTAATCACCAGAAAATCCAATCTACAACAACAGCAAAAAAAATCATTCCAAACAAAATGTGGGTGTCAGTTATGTCGATCATTTTGCTTTGCTCCGGTACTCAAAAAAGTTGCCCAAATGAGGGTGGTTTTCTTTAAACAAACGAGCCATGTATGGGACGGCATCGTTGTTGATCTTGAACCCTCCGGAGGCTTCGCGCAAGTTTGTGTGGTGGCGCAAAAACTCAATGATTGTCCTTGCTGAGTAATGCTTGAAACCTTTTAATGCAGCTTTGATTGCTTCATCACAGAATGCTTTAAATATCTGCGGGTTTTCCGCAATCCAGTCATCAAATTCATGTTGTGTCATATCTTGTCCTGTTTTATGGGTGAGGGTACTCGCTGCACTGCGTTGGGCGGGAGGCCAATCCACTTTTTAACCCCCGTAGGCCAAAGGCCGTTTGATGTACGTTGCAGAATCCGCTTTCCCCTCGAAACTTACTTAGTTTCTTCGAGCAAATCCATCTGGTCTGGAGACTTTGCGTTCTCGACCGAACATCCTTTGCTGATTGCCTCAACCAAATCGTCCTGTGTTGCCACACGGAGAGTTAGCATAGAGTTTGCAACATGAGACAAAGCCTGTGAGCGAACACTTGCTTTGACCAAACGAATGTCACCGCTTGGAGTGCCTACGAGGTAGATGCGTTGTGTTGCCATGATTACATCCCACAGCCGCACATTTGCTTGCCGTTCATAAGAACGACACAGCGATATGGAGCATAAGCAGGGCAAGAGGCAGCGGCCACACCGGAGGCGACCAAGAGAGCGATAGCAATGAGTTTTTTCATGTGATGTCCTATTTGATGGTTAAACGGTCTTTGCGAACAATCTGTGCGCCGCCAATAGCTTCGCCAGCCAAGATCGCATTTTTGATCTTGGTTTTGCTTGGCTCTGGTGGTTTTGGGTCGCTGCAAAGCTCGGGTGGAAAGGTTGCCCCCTCCTGAATCTCAACCGAAGTGTCTCGGTCAACATACAGCTTCACCTCAAAGGAGCCATCATCGGCTTTAATTTCAGTGATGCCAGAGATTTTCATGTTGTCAGCAAGGTACTCACGCAGCCGCTTGGCCTTGTTTTCCCTTGATGATTGGAGAGCCTTGATACGCTTGATGGCGATGCTGGCTTGTTCTGCCTCTAGCTCAGTGTTCAGCACATAGGCGGCAACCTGTGTGATCTTGCTGCCAAGCTGAACACGGAACTCCTCAAACTCAGGTTTGGCTACGCCATCCTCGTCGAACAGGTCGTCGAGTTGATTGCGAAACTCATGTGTGAGCTGATAGAGGGATGTCATTTAGAACCCTTCGCGCGGCATTGCAGCCAGCTCTGCGTACTGTGGGGACTTTTTGATGGTGTCAGACAACCATTCAGGCAAAGCCTCAAACACTTGCCAATCTGGTTCATCGAGGTTGAACATAACTGGCTCATGGTCTGGAGCTGGCTTGGCATTCTTCAAAGCCGATGGCAATGGAGTGATGGCAGAAATATTGGTGTAAGTCTTGCCGTCTTTTTCGCTGGTGGTGATGTTCAACATACAGTAAACATTCAGAATGTTCGTGATGTCGAAACCTTCCAACTCCTCGGCTGTGAAATCACGACCGCGCCAAGATGTCAAATCCTTGCGTAGACCGGCTTTTTCACTCAGGGATAGGGTGTAGGTCTTACCAATCGTCATTTGACGCTGTACGCCTTCGTATTCAACCGTCAATGGCTCGCCTGTTTCGTCTTCTCCAAACACTTCCCAACCCAAACGGATTTTGTGTTGTATGGTTTGGCCATATTTGCCATCTGACAACTGCTCACCCATATCCACCAAAAGGTAGCAGCGAGCAATGTACGAGCCGGGCGGAATGCGTTTGAAGTCGCCTCCACCATTGTTTTTTGCAATAAATCCCATTTTCTTCTTTCGTTTAAAAACCGCAATTACAGGTCTGCGGAATGACCTTTTTTCATCTGCTCAATCAATGCGCGTTGTCGGTACATTATTTCTTCGGTATCTGAAAGCAAATTCACAAGCTGTTTGATTGTTTGTTCAAGGTATCCAACCCTGAATGCAAGTCTGTCGCGCGAGTCACCTGAATGGTTTTGAGATGCAATTCTCGCGTTGTCTAACAAAATCTGGGCATCCATATTACCCCCAAATCTTGAAGACAAGATAGCCAGCAAAGAAAGAAAGAGCAACGTAACCCCAGAACTGATAACCAATCTCTTTAGGTTGATGTGGCTCAAACCAGATGGCTCGCTCAAGCATTGCGTTATGCTGGACTGTGTTGGGAAACGCATCGTCCATTGTGCGCGGAAACATACGGGTAGTGTGGTTCATGGCTGGTTCCATTCTTCTATGACTCGTTTCATGTCAAGTTCACAGTATTGCTCAATCTCATCCTGCTCAGAAGGAGTAAGCAAATCCCAAATATCTTTTTTATCACGGATTACGCTAATTTCAAACTGGTCTTGTTCACCAACCGACTTGTCGCCTTTTGAAAACTCGTAGTTCACCAAAACGTCAGGGTGTGTTTCTGTTGACCATTCATCGAGGTAATGAATGAAGCTGCTGGTTAGATTTTTCATTTCTTGGGCCATCCCAATTTTGTCAAGTCAGCAACCACGTTAGCCAATGCTGGTAAGTTGGCAACAGGTTTTTCTTGTGTTGGAAAATATTTTTTGAACTCTGGCAAACGGTCGTTCAATTGTTTCAGCGTAGTACACGCTTCGATTGCGCTTTTTAGGGCGTAACGCGCATCGGAAATTTTGTCGTCTTCGAGTTGATATTTATTTTTCAACTCTTTGATGGTGTCTTCATCTACATCGCCAACAATAATGTCGCGTGAACCCCATGTGCCGTCATAAATTAACTCACCAATGCAATATGTTCGCAACGCCTTGGGGTGATTTTTGTATAGTTTGCGCGACTCGGGTGACATTGCCTTGACGACAGCGGCTTGCAGTTCTTCTTTGCGTTTCTTTTTGTCCGGCATTGGTACATCGGCCATGACCGCTTTTACGATTGCTTGTTTATCCCATTTACTGATTCTCATGTTGTTTCCTATGTTGTCGTCCCTATCGGACAAGCATAGTATACACAACTAAACAGTCGAGTAAAGTAATCCCGACTAAGTTGAAGGGTCTATACTGGTATAGAGAAATCAACTATAATCCAAGGCATGAAAAAAGAAGATGCAATCAAGTTGGCTGGCAGTGCCATCAAACTCGCCAAGATTCTCGGTATCACAAAGGGAGCTGTGTCCCATTGGGGTGAAGACATCCCAAAGGGTCGAGAGTATGAATTACGATACATTAAACCCGAATGGTTCGTGACAGAGGAAAAGAAATGAGCAAGCCAGCAAGCTGGTGCGATGAATGCAAACATTTCTCTTTCAAAGATGAAAAGCCGTTCTATGCTTGCGATTTGAAACACAAACCACGTTTTTACGAACCAAAAACATATTCTCAAGTTCACATGGGAGTATGGGGCTGGAAGCGTGTCTGCGATGATTTTTTACAGGAGAAAAAATGAGTTACTCGGAATTAGAAATGAAAGTCATCCAGTGGTCGGAAGCTCGTAAGATTATTCCGAACAGCACCCCTATTGCCCAATGGAAAAAGGGCATGGAGGAGATGGAAGAACTGCGCGATGCAATCATGGAAAACGACCTTGCATTGGCCATTGATGGCGTGGGTGATACCGTGGTATGCCTCATCAATATTTGCGCCCTTCTGGACATTGATTTGGTCGAATGTTTGGCTGTTGCCTATGGCGAAATCAAAGACCGCAAGGGATACATGAACGAGGAAGGCATCTTCGTCAAAGAAGTGTGATATAGTTTTTGAAACAGCGGCTAGGTTGGGATTTGCTCCCCGACCGAAAAGAGTTACCCCCTTCTCCTGCCGATTGTTTCTTTCTCAAGGGGCGCACGAAGGCGGGTATGCACTACTACCAATTCAACATTGGCGATTACGCCAGTCACACTCGGCATCTCGATTTGCTGGAAGACTTGGCATATCGCAGGATTCTTGACCTCTACTACCTCCATGAACGCCCGTTGAACGGCGATGCAACGCTCGTTGCCAAGCAGATTGGCATGAGAGATGACGCATCAATTGTTCGTGATGTCCTCAATGAGTTCTTTGAAAAGACCGATGAGGGGTACGTCAACAGCAGAGCAGACAAGGAAATTGCTCATTACCATTCCAAAATTGAACAAGCGTCACGCGCGGGTAAAGCATCCGCTGAACGCAGGTCTAACGGACGTTCAACGGACGTTCCAACGGACGTTCAACCAAACAATAAACAAGAAACAATAAACAAGAAACAAATAAAAGAGAAGGTCGCTGTCGCTCCCGTTGTTTTGCCAGATTGGATTCCTTTGGAGACTTGGGAAGCGTATTTGGCGATGCGCAAGAAAATCAAGAAACCGCCAACCGAGTACGCCATCAAGCTCTTGATCGACAAACTCACGAAGTTCAAGGCGAATGGGCAGGATGTCAAAAAGGTCTTGGAGAAGTCAATCACTTCTGGCTGGCAGGATGTTTTTGAAATCCACGACAAGGTGGCCAACAAGTTTGATGTAGCGCATGTCACTACACCCACTCCGCCAAACCAAGACGCTGCACTGCGCAAGATCGAGGAAGACCGAAAGAAGGCTGTGCCAATGCCTGCCGACATCAAGGCAAAGATGGCTGAATTGACAAAGGGGATGAAGGTATGAAAAACACAGGTGGGCCAGCATTTCCAACACCTAGCGGTTGGAACCATGAAGGTAAATGGGTTCAAGATAGTTGTGACTTTAATGGCATGACATTACGCGACTACTTTGCTGCCAAGGCTATGCCTATTGCAGCCACCTTCTACGACACCAGCGATGAAGTTTGCAATGAGGCGGCTGCGTGGTGTTACAAGATGGCAGACGCAATGCTGAAAGCGAGGGAGGAATGATTGGCAACGAAACGAAAACCCAAGGAAGCCCCAAGACTGTTTGGGCCACCACTGGAGCGCCCAAAGAATTACAAGGGGGGAATCAGCGCAGAGGAAATCGAACACATGAGGGACTGCGAAGCCCGAGAGTGGATAAAACGCTACAAGGAAAAAGCCCGGACGATTGGTGCGACTGGTGCTGCAAACTGGTGGCAAGACCACTTAACGGTAATGGTAAAAATCAGAGGCGAGTCCGCTACTTTGGATTTGAGGCGGCGCATGACTGAACAACAGAAGAAAGCAAAGAATGCGAATTGAACTCGATTTCCCTCCTGCCGAACTATTCCCAAACCGCGCAAAAGGAACGCATTGGGCCAAGCTGTACCAAGTCCGCAGTGACTACCGCGACAACTCAACCTTCCTTGCAAAACACCAGATCAAAGATTGGAAGCATGACGGCAAAGACATTCGCCTCAAGCTGACATTCATCATGCCCGACAAACGGATGCGTGATGCTGATAACTGCCTAGCGGCAGCGAAAGGTGCGTTGGATGGACTGTCAGATGCCTTGATGGTGAATGACAAGTTCTTCCAACCCATCGAAATCCATCGTCAATTTGGCGATAAATCAACCCGTAAACTTATTGTGGAGATAGCATGACAATACAGAAGACTCTCAAAGCCCGTCAAAAGACACACGGCAATTTCGCAACCCATGCGGTTATCAGTCAACAACTCAAAGCCGTGATGCGTGAGCATGGCCTGCTTGAGCTGGCTCCAGACCAGATTGAAGCGTTGGAGATGATTGCTCACAAAATTGCGCGTGTACTGAATGGCAATCCAGACTACCATGACCATTGGCATGACATCTCTGGCTACGCTGAGTGCGCTGCGGAACGCCTGTGAAGTACAAGCTCTACGAAGAAAAACAAGCCCACGCCACCATGTTGGCGGTGTGGAACATTGTGAAGGAATCAATCTATGGCGGCAAGAAAGTCATATTGGAGATCACTGAGGAGCATCGCAGCGACCCCCAAAACAAAAAGTTCCACGCCATCATTGGTCAGATTGCGAAGCAGGCAGAACACGTTGGCTCGAAATGGGACGTTGAAGCGTGGAAACGTCTTCTCATTGACCAATGGGCAAAAGATTCTGGCCGTAACCGAGGAGATTTGGTCGCTTCATTGGATGGAGGGGATGTCATTCAACTTGGAATCCAAAGCCGAAAGTTCACCAAAGCCGAGGGCGCTGAGTTCATCGAATGGCTCTTGATGTGGTCTGCAACCAACGGAATCGACATCAAAGAACCTGACTGGCAATAACTATGGTATAGTTATCTCAACTCGGAATGAGTTAAACAAGAAAGGACAAGATATGAATGTAGTTTTATTTTTAATTGGATTGGGTTGTTTTTTGCCCGCTCTGCTAGGTGTTGTTGACCTTACTTTTTGGTTTTGGTTTAACCATCAATATAGCGAAATTATGTGGGATTTATCCAGAGGCGCTTATGCGTATTTCAGTGCAATGGCTGGAACTTGTAGCGTTTTAATTGCTTGCAAATTAACTCGTTAAGGTAAACATGAACTGGCCATTCCCACCCTATCCACCAATCCCGTGGACAAAAGCCCAAGAACAAGCGTACAACCAAGCGCAACGCGCACAACTGCCAGAAAGCCCTTTATGAAAATCAAATCTCAAACAATGATTGACGTTATGCAAGCCATGATTGATACGGAAAACGTATGGCTCACACAAAAAGACAGAAACATTGACGACATGATTAATCCAAATGCTCCTGTTGTTATTCAAATTGGCGACTATGGTTACGAAATCCAAAGCGTTGGCGGCGATGAAGAAATTGAAGGGTTTGTCATCATGTGCAAAGAAAATCCCGTGTGCAAATGGGAAGGCATGGAGTGCATAAAGCTATGAGTAAAGAAGCAATGAAGCTGGCGCTTGAGGCGTTGGAGCCATTTAAGCGAATGTTTAGAGAAGTAGAAGCGCGGCATGAAGGCGGCATTACGGAAGCAAACATCCACTGCCAGATTTCCGTGTCTGATTTGCGTAAATGCTTTTACGCATTTTGTGACCTAGAAGAAGCACTAGCCAAGCAAGAGCAGGGTGAGCCTGTGGGTGGGTTTGTTCAATCACCATACGGTAATTACCCAATACTTCAATGGACTGATGGGTATATTGCAAAAATGGGCGACAAGCTCTACACCACACCACAACAACGCACATGGGTTGGGCTGACGGATGGTGAAAAAGAAGATTGTCTTTTTAGTAAAAGCGGTCTTGTTATGAGCTATGAAGACGTTGTTGACGCAGTCGAAGCCAAACTCAAGGAAAAGAACAATGCGTAAACGCTGCCGCCGCCGTGTGTGGTCAACAGAAATCAACCCAATTGCTCATGCCATTGCTGGCGCTTGTATCACTGACTCAGGCTCACTGAATGAGCTTCGGGTTGGTGAAGTCCGTTCATTGGAAGCCATGAAAACAGGCGAGGCTGGTGTTCAGGAATGGCAAATCCTTGTGGACATGATGAACATTGCTGAAACAATGGGCAGAAACGGTATTGGGCCGGAAGTCTTGGAGCATTGTGAAATTGCCAATGATGCCTTGCACCGCGCTGCCAAACGATACCAAGCCACAAAGCGAATGGGATTGTCTGGCGAAGGTCTGAAAGCTCTGGCCGACATCATGGAATACCATGACCTACAAAGAACCAGTGTCTCAAGGGCAAAGTACCAGCAGATGATCGAGAAGACCCGTAACTACCTAAAGTCGCATGGTAAGTATGTGACGCACATTGAGTAAACCATGACACAAGATGAAATCATAAGCATTGTTCGACAAGCAGGCTTTCGCGTTGGCGATCAATTCCATAACGCTTGCGATGAAACGGCAGCCATTCGATTGTTTGGTGTGGCCGCTGCGTTTGGTGCAGCTAAAGAGCGTGAGGCGTGTGCAAAGGTGTGTGATGGCATATCTGAACGCGCCAATGGTTATCACACTGCAATGGCAGACGACAGAAGTGAGGAGCCAATTCTTTACATGACAGGCAAAGAACTTGGGGCAAGCAACTGCGCCGAAGCAATCAGAGCAAGAGGTGAAGCATGATGCTTCCAAAACACGAATACGTCCGTAGCCCCAAGCTGTTGAAAGCAGTGAGGGGGCTGTCCTGTCAATCCTGTGGCGCAGACTACGGGGTGCAGGCGGCTCATTCCAATTGGGGTGGAGGCAAAGGCCGGTCAATCAAGGCTGACGACAATCACATTGCAGCACTCTGCCCAACTTGTCACCACGCCATTGACCAAGGCCACCTGTTAAGCCGTGAACAACGGATGAAGCTGTGGGTTGTGGCACATTACCGAACCGTGAGAAAATTGGTTATGTCGGGACAATGGCCAAGCGAAGTGCCAGTCCCATTTGACCCACTCTATGAGGAAATCTGGAATGAAGAAATATACAGCCAGCATTGAGGCGCAGCACAAGGGTGCTGACCCTGTGATGACATTCGTTATGTGCCTGTTGCATAGCGTGACCAATGCTCACATCCTCCACCTGTCAACGACCAGCTACGCCGCCCATAAAGCGTTGGAAAATTTTTACACCGAAATAGGCGATCATGTTGACGACTTTGTTGAGGCGTTCCAAGGTAAATATGGTTTGCTGACTGACTACAAGGCTGACTATGCTTTGCCAAGCAATCCTATTGATTACATGAACTACCTGAAAGATGAAGTGGCGACATTGCGTAAAGCACCACAGTTTCCACAGGATTCTGAACTGCAAAACATCACCGATGAGATCGCTCAACTGATCGACTCAACCTTGTATAAGCTCCGCTTCCTCAAATAATCATGCCATTACGTCACACAAAAGCCGGATGGATGTGGGGAAGCAAAGGCCCATTCCCATCAAAGGCCAAAGCATTGTCAGTGGCTCGCGCGGCTTACGCAAATGGATACAAGGGAGAGAGTGATGACAAAAAGAAATCTGAGCCGCTGATTCTGGAAAAACGGTTTCCAAAATAAAAAAGCCGACCCAAAATTTTTTTTTAAAAATCTAGGGTGGGGGGTCGTAAAAATAACCACCATCAACCCTATTTCCGAGTCGGATATAGGGCGATTTAACCCAATGTCCGTGTCGGGAATAGGGGAATTATTCACTCACCCCAAGCGCCTAGAACGCCCACAATCCCGACCCGACATCCTCGGGAATGGGTCAAATCGGGCGAATAAGGTGAGATAAACCCGTCCTAATGGGTTGATATATCTCAACCCCCCGAGGCTGTTCTAGGCCGTTTTTCCATCCCCTCAAAATCGGCCCCGATTAGAACCGAAAACCCGAAAATCAGTCAATCCCGACCGATTCGCCCATCCCTGCGCCCTGCGCCTGAATAGAACGGGAAACGCTGAAAACGGGGCTGAATCGCTGCGAATTAGTCGGCCCATCCCCTAGGGGCGAGCGCATTCCCGACCCATAAGGGCCAAAAACGGAAACCGAAAACGAAAAAACCTAGGGGCCGACCGAGATTTGACTCTCAATCGACCCCTAGGTCTATTCGCTTTTTATGGATTAGCGGGAAACCTCAGATTTTTAGACGTTCATTCGTGGGATTTGGCAAACCTCGAATATCGTTCTAGAACGGCCCACGCCTCCGCGCGTTCGGTGGGTGACTCGGGTTTTTTGCAGCCCCTCATATAAGCGCGGGACGCTGAAACGTGGCCCTCGGCCTCGGAATATGCGCCGATTGATTTGTCCCGTTCTAGTTCATCGGGAAAAAATAGGACGGGACGGTCGGCCCCGTTGATTTGTTCAAATCGAATCTCAATTTTCATCGTCGCCCCCATAGGCTGATTCGATGATTCGACCCGAATGGGCGCAGATTAGGGAATCGCCCTCCCAATGAACGAAAACGGCCTCGGGAGTCCATTCGCGCCCCGATTCCCTGCGAATCAATTTGTAATTCTCCCGCGCGGCCTGCGCGTCGATGACCTCGCCATCCCTCATTAGTAGGGCGCAGGGATAACCCCCCGGCCACGCCCACCCACCCGAACGAATGAAATTTTGAATGTCGGTTTTTTGCATTTTTAGACCCCCGCGCAGCGTTCGTAAATAAAACCCGAGTCATCGCTCGGAATGTAGTCCCGCCTCGCTGCGAAGATGGAAACCCCCGCCTCGGCGCATAGTTCGACCCGTTCGCGCAGTCGCAGCGATTCCCAATATTGTTCGGCCTCGGCCCATTCCAATTCGGAAAAATGCGACTCATCGAGGACGGGATAATCGCTCAACGCGCAGGACATCTCATCGGCGGAGAGAATCGCCTCGACGTTCGCTTCGTGAATAGCTATCCATTCGACCCACCCGACCGCCCAATGACGTTCGCGAACGACTAGAACGGAATCGGACTCACCCCCTAGGGCGCGGAGGCCGCATTCAAAATTAGAACGGGTCAACGCATCGGAATCTCGGCATTGAGACAAAAAAACGAAGTATTCGGGCCATTCCTCGCCGAAATACGAATCGGGCATCGTCCATCGTTCGAGGGCGCGGAGGTTTTCGAGGTGTTCGAGGTTTTTCATTCTGCGCCCCCGTGTTCGTCGAATTCGTGACCGTTCGCGATTATGGATTCGTCAATTGATTCGTCCGAGAAATAAAAATCAACGTCCCGCTCAACCTCGCAAACCAACGATTCGAGGGCATTTTTGAACGATTCGAGCGCGTCCCCCGTTTTTTTCCATTCGTCCGCGAACGTATATCGCAGCGAACAATCAAAGCAAAATCCGGTCGGCATCACTTCGCGGTCGAATTGGGACAATTTGCGTCCCCTGAAATTTGAGGCGGAGGCATCAGTTTTCACGAATCCTCGATAATCTCCGAGGGAATAATCGAGAACGCGAATCCCAAATTCGTCGCAGAACGCGCGAAGCGAATCCCGCGCCTCATTGAACCACGGGTATTCAAGCCCGACCCTCATCCATTCCCGCGCGTTTTCTTTTGCTGAATCGCTCAATTCGTCGAACGTATAAATTGTTTTCTCAATGACTCGCATTTTTAACCCCTTAAAAAATGTGGTTTCCGTATTCAATCGCGAATAGTGGTTCGCGCGTCGATTCGTCGAGGATGACCAAATTGTGGCCATCGTCCTCGACTTCGCCCCCCTCCGTTTTTGTGAGATAACCCTCAGCGAAAAGCAGGTCGAGGGCCGACTCATTCGGGAATTTTGCAAAGTCGGGAATCTCGACCCACCCGACCCGATGCCACGAATTCCAGACCCACGAAGATTCGCCCTCGGCCCACGCCTCGATTGATAGAACGGGAAATTTCATTTTTAACCCCTTAAAAAATTTGATAAACCACGGAATCATCATCGTGACCGACCACGATGGAATGGTCATTCAGGAATTCGAGAACGGCTTCGCGTTTTTCGTCGTCGTCCTCGCATTCGCTGAGGTCGATGGAATAGTTCTCGGCGACATCCTCGAACGAATCCTCGGAAAAGTCGCAGCAAATCGCGACGACATCGAGGTCAACCTCAACCCCCGTCGATTCCGCATAGTCCTCGAACCACGCGAAAAGCCATCCGAGCGCCTCATATGAGAATTGTTCGCCTCGCCCATGGGCGCGGAATTCGTCGCGGAATTGATAGACGTTAATTTCTTTTTTCATTAGTGGCCCCTTATTTGGTGAGAATGTCGAAATAGGCGAGAGCACCTACAATGAGAGCGGAGGCGACGACGAGGGCCGCGAAGATGTCGAGGATTTGGTTTTTCATCATTAGCCCCTTATTTGGATTCGGCGATTGAGAGAATGAACCCTGCGAACAATAGAACCACGCAGAGCGAAGCGACATAAGCGAAAATTTGCGACATAAAAAACCCCTTTTTTACGATTTGGTCAACGCCCATCGCGTCAACCTGAAAAGAATAATAACGCATAGTTGAGCATTCTCAACCTAGGACAAACCCTAATAGGATAAAAAAAGATGCCCACGTTACCAAAAAACAACAAATGCGAGGCGCTGCGCTGCGCCGATGCGAGGGTCGAGGGGTCAGCTTACTGCGAGGCCCACGGGGGGCGCAGGAAAATTAGTATTGAGCGCCATTCCCATAATGCGGCCTACAAATCGAGGGCGTGGGCGCAGATAAGGGCCGCGCAGCTATCCCGCGCCCCATTATGCGAACGGTGCAAATCTGAGGGCATCATTACGCAGGCCGCCCACGTTGACCACGTTTTCCCGTGGGCCGTCATTGGGGGCGAATCATTCCACCGAAATTTATTCGCCTCACTCTGCGCCCCGTGTCACTCGCTGAAAACCTCAATCGAACGTCGAGGCGTTTTCCTGCGCTATACCGAACACGGCCCCATTGAATACGGGGCGAGCGATTATCGGCGCATAGTTCTCGGCGAATAGCCCACTCCCACCGCCTCGCCCTGCGCCCCTAGGCCGCGCCCTGCGCCTATTCCCTGCGCCCGAACCCCATCCCACCCCCATCGAGGCCGCATCGCCTCGGGCATCCCTGCGCGTCGCCCCCAAATCGAATACTAATTCGCTCAATTATGGCAAATTGGGCGTTTTCACGTTTTCGATTTGTGACCTAATCGCACCTAATTGACCCGTTTTCGATGCCTCGATGCGTTCGATTCGCTCAATTTGTAGTGCCTTCGTGTTCAAATCGACGCACCGAGGACGCAAAACGCGCCGATTAAGAACTAAAAAGGTGCAGATGCGGTCGGGAG